GTTGCCAACCAGCACTTCCCTGGCACAGGTCGAAAGTATTCTGAACCTTGGGCAGGGCCATGGCGGGAACAACTTCAACCCGTTCTTCGCTGGCCGGTATACCTCGACTGTGTACGGTTCGTTGGACATGAGCGCGGTTGGCCTGCTTGGCGCGGTCAGCTTCGCCGGAACCGGCGGTGTCGGACAACACACCGGAGTGCAGGCTTACGCTAACCGCTATAACATCATCGCGCAGCCGACGACGACGGTTGCCGCGACACTGGGTGCGCCAGCGAACACCATAAGCATCGCTGATGTCAGCATGTTTCAATACGATGCCCAACCGGTCCTGATCAATGGCACGGGCTACTTACAGGTCGCGCACAGCGGCACGTCCGGTGCTGGCACCATCTCGGTCGAGCGTAACATCCCGGTGACCGATGGCACGCTGGGGCGGGTCGTTACGGGGAACAATAACCCACAGATGTGGGGGTTGAACATCAACGTCAATGACGACGCCAGCAACACTGGCATGACATCCAGCAAACAAAGCAGTTATACCCTGGGTTGCGAGCTTGATTTCCGCTGTAGCGGTATCGATGACGCGGGACCGCTGCTGTACGGTAGTCCGAGTGGCATCCGTCACATGATGACATTGATCGGGCTGGGCGGAACGGTCGGCAACCCAGCCGAGATCGGTGACGGCATCTTTCTCGCCGAGGGCGGTGGCACGCACATCTCGTGGAAACGGTGCTTTTCGGTGGGTAACGCGGCGTTCAGTCAGTCGGCGTTCGATACGCGACTGGCGCGGCAAGGCACCAGTGCCAACGCGATATGGCTTGGGGATGACCACCGGATAGCACTCGACACAAATGCGTTGTGGACACTGAGCGCGAACAGCGCGAGCGCGATGACCATCAATGGAACCGCTGGCGGAACGGTTAACTTCAAAGCTGGCGCGGCCACCTGGGCGTCGATCACGGCTCAAGGGGTGACTGTCAGCGCATCGGCGCCCGGTGGAGTTTTCTACGGAGCCGTGCCGGTTGGTGAGCAAGCGTTCATCGCGTTGGGTTGGAATGGATCGAATGTCACGGGTTATGTGAATGGCACGGCGGTCGGCGGGTTCGCCAAGATAGCCGATCTCGGTGGTTATTTACCTTTGGCGACTGGCGGCACGGTAGGTGGAACAGTGTCGATCAACGCTCTCACGGGTGGTTGGGGCGCCAATAACTGGGGCAAGCAGTTGCTGGTTACAGTTGCCGCCGCGACTACGCATCCCGCTATCGCGATCACCGATGTAAACGGTGTTAATGCCTGGGGCATCGCCAATCTTGTCGGTGAACTGGATTTCGCCGTGATGCCTGCTTACAGCAACAGCAGCACCGCGCCTAACAAACGCTTGCAGTTGACCGCGACCGGCATGGGGTTCAACGGCACCGCGCCGATAGCGAAACCAACAGGTGTCGCGGTCACCATCGCCGCCGTTCACGCGGCATTGGTTTCATACGGATTGATCGCGCCATGAACCCCACCGACCGCATCCCCGTCATCCTCGACGCGCAAACCTGGGAAACCGTGCTGCGTGTGATCGCGCAGGCACCGGTTCCCTACGCCGTTGTCGCGCCGCTGATCGCATCGATACAGCAGCAATGTGCGAACCATGCCGTGGCGGACGATCCACAGCCGATGGTGCCGCGTGTCGCGATGAAGGAAGCATAAGTCATGCCTTTGGACTTCCCGTCGGGGCCGACTGATGGTCAGATATTCAACGCCGCTGGCGTATCGTGGATGTGGGACGGCACCAAGTGGACATCCGTGCTGAGCGCGGGTGGACCGTTCCTGCCGTTGGCTGGCGGCGACATGTCGGGGCCGCTGAACTACGTCGCGACCGGTGGAACGACGAAACGGTCAGCGCAGGATCGCGCGGCGGATGTGGCGAACGCGCTCGACTTCGGTGCCGATCCGACTGGTGTGCTGGACAGTTCAATCGCGATCAACGCGGCGGCGGCACAAACCGGAACGGGTGGACGGCACAAGGCGGTCTATCTCCCCACCGGACTGTATCGGGTCAACAAGCAAATCAACCTGACCGCCACGCAGGCGCTGTATGGCGACAGTCGGGGTTCGTCGGTGCTGCTGATCGATCAGGCATTCGATCCGGCGGCGGCGGCGGTCATCATGTGCACGTCGTCTTATTACGATCCTGGCCCGGTGATCCGTGATCTGGGCATTTATTTCGTGCAGCCGCAGGATCAGTCCTCACGCGCCAACTTCAAGACGTTGGCGGCGGGAGGCACCAGCGGTCCGGGCGGCAGCGGCGTTAAGTATCCGTGGGCGATTTCATCTTCTGGTCCGTCCCCGTGTCGCATTCAGGTCATGCGTGTCCGGATCAGTGGCGCGTGGGATGGGATCACCAGCAACGGCTGGAACACGGTATTCTGGCTTGAAGATATAGAGATGGGCGCCTTGGATTGCGGCATTTCGCTGGGCGAGGGCGCGCAAGGCATCATGGATTTCTGCCACATCAGCGGTTACCACTTCTGGAACTTCGATCTTGGCGGTTCGCTTTATCCCGCCGTGTTCGCGGATGGGCAAGCAATCGCCTTGCGTGTCGGGCGTGTCGATGGTCTGGACATCAGGGACTTCTCGTCGTTCTGTGGGCGCCTGATCGTCACGCCAGACGCCGCCGGTTTCTGTAGTATTCATATCACCAACTGCATGATGGACACCGATCACGCCACGATAGAGATCAACGGCGACATGCTTCACTTCAACATCGCCAACCTGTCTGGCTCAGCTTCCACGGTGAGGTCGCGCCCGTTCGTTTCGGTCGCGGCGGCGTGTCATCTCCACATCAGTAATCTATACTCGCATTCTTCAGCGAACTTCCCTGACCTCGTGCTGACCAACGACGCGGCTGAAGTTACCGTCAGTAATTTCAATGCGCTGTTCTATACGAACAACATCAGTTGGGCACAGGTCCAACGCGGTCGTTTGCGTCTCGTGGACGGGCAGTTGTTCACGCCGGGGCCGCGTACGGTCGCGCTGATCGCTGAAACAGTCGCGGGCTACCTGTCGGTGGATAATGTCGCGGTGCAGGCGACCAACGCATCAGGGCCGTTGATTGCGATGGTAACGGCGGGTGCTTACAGCATACCGGGCCGTATCGCGACACAGGCGGGCAATACGTGGACCTACACGCTTCCCGGCGCGCTGACACAGACGTTCTTCAGTCCCGTCACGACATTCCAGAACGGCGCTGTGTTCGCTAATTTGTTTCAGGCCGGTCGTGTGGTGGTAGCTGGTCCCTCCGGGGCGCAGAACGGCATGGTGATCTATCGCGGTGCCACCATTGGCTGGACGATGCAGTCAACCGGTGTGGCTGACGACTTCTTCATTGGACGGTGGAACGACGCTGGCGCGCTGGTGGATAATCCTATTGGCATAAACCGCGCGACGGGCGCCGTTACGATCCCATCGCTCTCCGCCGCCGCTGGCTCGTTTAGTACACTCTCCGCGTCAACCACGGTTTCCGGTGCTGGCTTCACGAGTTACATGGCTGCACCTCCGGCGATTGGCGGAACAACCGCCGCCGCCGGAACGTTCACCAACCTGACCGCCGCGAGCGGTATCAAATTCAGTGGCACGCCATCCGCTGGTTACGATACCTCGAAACACGTGAACCTCGATGGCGCGGGAACGGCGGGCCTCAATCTGCAGGGCGGCGTCGTCAACATGGTGGTCCCAACCGGCAGCAATCTAACCTTTTACATTGGGACGGGAACCAACGGCTTCATCGACAGCACCGGCCTCAACTTCATGCCGGTTGGACAGACTGGCGCGGTGGCGGGTGCGTTTTCCACTGTCGCTCTCAACAGTAAGACAGGCCCGACAATCCGCGCGGGCACGGGCGCGGCGACCGGAACGCAACCCTCTGGTTCGCTGTGGTTACGTACAGACGGTACCACCGCTAATCGGCTTTATGTCACATCGGGAGGCGGAACATGGCTCGCCGTGGCGGGCGTATGAACGCCAGAACGCAACACTGGTGCCCGGCGTGCAAGCGGTTCGTGTTCGTGTGTGATCACTGGATCGTGGCACCGACCGTGATCGCCAGATGAATGCCCATCTGGCTCAAAGCCCTCGCCACGCTGGCGCCCATCCTTCTCGGCGCGCTGGTTTCCATTGCGTGGTCAAACAGTCACGCGTTGTCCGTGTTGGCGATCAACATCGAGCACCTCCGCGTGGATCTGGAACGCACCCGCGCGAGCCTCGAACCGGGGAGGACGATCATGCTGCGGCTTGATACCAACGAGAAACAGCTTGACCACCTCCGCGAACTGGTCGAGGCGCGGCTGGTGTGTCCGCCGTCACCGGTCAGGGAGCGATGAACATGTGTTTCAGCGCCGCGTGGTTCGTGAACTTGCTGGTCTGGTTGATTGTGATCTGTGCCGTCGTGGCGATCTTCCGGCTCGTTTTGCCCACTGTACTGGGTTGGCTGGGTGTCGCCGGAACCCTGGTGATGCAGGTCCTGAACATCATATTGATTGCCTTCGTGCTGATCGTTCTCGTCTGGTTTTGTTACGATCTGTTGACGTGCGCGGGCGGCACCAGTCTGCGCGTTCGATGAAAGGGAGACCCGAGCCATGTCCGAAACCGATGTGAACAACCCGGCATACGTGGTGCCCCCGGGGCACGCCGACGCACCGCCGCCGGTCCCCAAGGAAGCCACCCCGGACCCCCAGACCCAGGAGTACCTGGACGGCTTCACCAAAGCCCCCGACCCGCGCGATCCACCAACGAGTGAACTCGCGCCCGGGGATCTGTACCCGCCGACGACGAACACGCCCCCCGCCGGGGACCCCGTGGCGTTGCTCCCGGTCAATGTCGATGTGCCGTATGTGTCGCAGGACGGTGCCGCGCTGAACTGCACGATGGGCAACTGGACCGGCGAGCCCACGGCGTACACGTATCAATGGCAGCGCGACGGCCTTGACGTGGGCGACGGCACGGCGAGTCATATCCTGACCGAGGCCGATATCGGCGTGGCTTTCGTCTGTATCGTCACCGCGAGCAACGCCATGGGCAGTACAATCGCACCGCCCTCCAACAGCGTGACGGTGGAAGCCACCACGCGCTCCAACCACCGGGGTCGGGGCCGATGACCCTTACGGCGGCGCCGCATCCGGCGAGTGTCTTTCAGTATCTCAAGCAGGCGTGGCGCGAGTATATCGCCACGGGCGGCGCGCAGACCCTCACCGTGACGACGGTGCCGAACCATGCCGCGAACACCGTCACTACCGTGACGGGGACCGCTCTGGTGGATATCTCCATCGACCCGCCGGTCCCGGTGACGGTGACGCTCACGCAGAGCGCCACCGTGAAGGGCACCAGCACGGTCAACGCCGATCCGGTCACGGGCTCCTGGACCGCGACGTTCCCGGGTGGAACCCTGGTGGCCGGGACCGCGACGGCGACGGCGACAACCCCCTATGGCGCGCCCGTGACCACGGCGGCGTTCACGTTGACCTGAGTCATGGCGAACACCGAAAACCAGAACATGCAGGCTTACGTCAGGGGCCAGATGGCCGGGCGCAAGAAGGCGGCGGCGAAAACCGCCTCGAAGCGGTTGATGGCGAAGGACGCGGCGATGGACGCCGAACATGGCGCTCCCGAGGGTTCGCCCACGGATCTCGCGCAGGACCGTAAGCTGGGCATCAAGGACTGAAATCATGGCCGATCAGCAGGACATGCTGGCCTACGTGAAAGGCCGGATGGCCGGGACCGAGGCGCCGCCTGTCCCGGTCCCGGACCCAATGAAATCCTATGTCGTGGCACAGGGCGCCAGGGGCGCTTTGGTGCCGCCTACCACGATGATGGACAGTCCTCAGTACCTGGTAGACCCCGACGTGGAAGCCGGGCCGAAAGCACGAAGCAATCAGCAGTTGGACGTGGACGCGTTGATGGCGCGCAAGCATGCGTTGGAAAAACAGTTCCATGAGACCAGCCGGGCGCTCGACGCGGCGGGGGGTTCGGGGCCGGAACACCGCCAGTTGTTCAAGACGTGGCTGGAACAGAACAGACAACTGAGCGACATGCACGAGGAGTTCATGGCGAAGCTGGGGAACTCCGTCATGCGCGATAAGGTCGAGGCGCCGTTACAAGGCGTGAAAGACGCCCAGGATATCGAGGCTGCGATGAACGCGCGTGCCGCGCAGCCACGTCAGCCCTTGCCGCCGCCGGCCCCCGGCGGTGTGCCGCTCAACGCGCCACCCACCGTGCCCGATCCGTCCACGGTGCCGATGTCGTGACACCGGACGAGCAACGCTACGAAATGGTCCTCAAGCGGCTGATCGCCGTCAAAGACGCGCGCGACGATCTCCTGGCCTTTACCCGCCTGATGATGCCGGTCCCGGGTTACACTTCGGACCCGGATTTCAGCCGTTACGATGCCCAGAGGTTCCACAGGATCATGTGCGTGGGCCTGGAGGAACTGGAGAAAGGCACGATAAAACGACTGATCATCAGCCTGCCGCCGCGTCATGGTAAGACTGAACTGGCGAGCAAGAAGTTCCCGGCGTGGTTCGTGGGCAGGAACCCGGCGAAGTCACTGATATTTGGCACCTACAACGAGAAGTTCGGCCAGGACATAGGCCGCGCGGTCCGGGACACGATGCTGACGCCGGCCTTCGCCCAGGTGTTCCCCGACGTGGTGCTCAAACAGGACAGCCTCGCCAGTGACCGACTTCAGACGAAGCAAGGCGGCATCATGGCTTTCGTGGGTCGAGGGGGAACCACCACGGGACGCGGCGGCGATGTATTGATCATAGACGATCCACTCAAGGACCGTCACGAAGCCGACTCACCCACCATCCGGGACACGCTGTGGACGTGGTTCACCCAGGTCATCGCCTCACGTCTGATGGACGAAACGGGCCGGATTTTGCTCATCCAGACCAGATGGCACCAGGACGACCTCGTCGGGCGCCTCACCGACCCGACGAACTCGTACTACGATCCCGAGGAAGCCGCCGAGTGGCGTATCATCGACATGCCGGCGCTGGCGGTGGACGCGCACAAGGACCCCCTCAAGCGCGCCGAGGGTGATCCGTTGTGGCCGAACCGCTTTGGCCGGAACTTCCTCCTGGGTTTGCAACGGCGTGACGCCAGAGGCTTCTCGGCATTGTATCAGGGCAGGCCCAGTCCAGCCGGGGGCACCTTCTTCTCGTCCAAATGGATACAAACCTATCGCCCAGCCGAGTTACCCACCAACCTCAGGATCTACGCTGCCAGTGATCACGCCGTCAGCATGAAGCAGGACAGCGACAAGACGTGCCTGATGTGCGTCGGCGTCGATGAGGACGATAATATCTGGATACTGGCTGATCTCCTGTGGCGGCAGATGACGGCGGAACAGGCGGTCGAGGCCATGCTGCGCATGATGCGCGCCCACAAGCCTGTCTTTTGGTGGGCGGAACGCAGCATGATCTCCAAGAGCATAGGTCCCTTCCTCAGGAAGCGCATGCTGGAGACCAAAACCTTCTGCTCGATCATCGAAATGCAGCCGATAGCCGACAAGCAGACCCGCGCGCAGTCCATTCAGGGCCGTATGAGCATGGGTAAAGTGCGCTTTCCCGAACGCGCCCCCTGGTGGCCCATGGCCAGGGATCAGATGCTGAAGTTCCCCTACGACGCGCACGATGATTTCGTGGATACGCTGAGCTACGTGGGCCTGGGGCTTACCTTGCAGATCGGCGCGGGCCGGACACGCGTCAAAACCGACGACAACGCCGAGGGCACGTTCGGCTGGCTGAAGAATGAACGTGACATGGCCGAACGGTCCGTGCGTCAGGGCTTCGGCGCGGGAGGTTGGTGATATGTCTGGCGTGATGCCACCACGGTTCCCTCCAGGACCGCCGGTTGGAACGGCGACAGGACCGGCCTCGGCACCAGCCGGTCCCGGACTGGGTATGGGCGGCCCCCCTGGTCTCGTCCCAGGGGGGCCAATGATGCCGGGCATGGGTGTGGGCGCCCCACCCATGGGGATGCCAGGTCCCGGGACCTTCCAGGGTGGTCCCGGCATGCTCACGCCGCCCATCACCGACACCAATCCAGACGCCAAACTCATCTCGCGAGATCCCCCGGAGCCCGAAGAGGCGCGCCGGGCGCTGGTCGAACGCTGGCAGAAGCGCGTGCGCGAGGCCCGCACCCACTGGAAACCCAGCTTCGACCGCATGCGGAGCAACATGAACTTCGTCAACGGCGACCAGTGGGAGACCGAGACCCGTCGCAGGCGCCGCCGTCGCAGGGACGGCGAGCGGGACGAGCGTTACGTCGCCAACATCGCGCTCAGACACGTCCTGAAGCGCACGGCGGAACTTTACCCGAACAACCCCACGGTCAAAGCCAAACGCCGTGAGAAGATCATGGCGAGGACCTGGGACGGCTCCGAGCAGGCGCTGCAACAGGCCGAGCAGGCGCTTCAGTTCAGTGCCCAGTCCGGCATGCCGCCGCCGCCCAACATCGCCGCCGTGCTTCAGGACGCCGCCCTGGTCAAGCAATACGACCAGCTGATGGATCGTTTGGCGAAGACGCTGGAAATCCTCTACGGCTACAACGTCGAGGAACAGGTTCACTCGTTCAAGACGATGATGAAGATGACCGTTCGGCGGTCGATCATCACGAGCGTGGGCTACGTGAAGCTGGGTTTCCAGCGCGCCATGAAGATGAGCCCCGCCATCGAGGCGCGGATCGCGGACATGAGCGAGCGTCTCGCCAACATCGAGCGGCTGTCCCAGGACCTCGCGGACGGCGAGATCGAACACGACAGCGCCGACGCCGAGAGCCTGAAGCTCGCCATCCGGGGGCTCACCCAGGAAGGCCAGCTGATCGTCCGCGAGGGCCTGAGCTTCGACTACCCGGACAGCACGGCGATCATCCCGGACAAGAAATGTCGCACGCTTCGGGGCTTCCTGGGCAGCGACTGGGTGGCCCAGCAATACATCCTGACGCCCGACGAGATCCAGGAAGTCTACGGGATCGACGTGGGCAAGGGCTACACGGCGTACGACGGTGACGGTAACTCCACTGAAACGATGCCGGTCCGGCACTATGAGGCCGGCGGCCGGGACGAGAACGACCCGGCTGATGGAGATGCCTGTGTCTGGGAGATCTATCACCGGAAAGACGGTCTCGTTTACGTGGTTTGTGATGGCTACAAGGACTTCCTCCAGGAACCGAGCCCGCCGGACGCCGAGATCGAACGCTTCTTTCCCTGGTTCGCTTTCGTATTGAACGAAGGCTACGACGAGACCGTGCTGTTTCCTCAGAGTGACATTGACCTGTTGCGGGACATGCAGCTTGAGTTGAACCGCGCCAGACAGGGACTTCGTGAACACCGCCGCGCCAACCGGCCCAAGACCGTGGTCGCGGCGGGCATTCTGGAAGAGGTGGACAAGGAGAAGCTGAAAACGCACCCCGCCAACGCCGTCCTGGAACTCAACGCGCTGGCGCCGGGGCAGAAGATCGATGATGTCTTGCAAGTAGTGAAGAACCCGCCCATCGACCCGGCGGTCTACGATACGGCGCCCACCTACGAGGACCTGTTACGGGTCCTGGGCTCCGATCAGGCCGATCAGGGGACCACATCGGGTGCCACGGCGACGGAAGTATCCGTGGCCCAGTTCGCCCAGCACACCGACACCTCTTCGATCATCGATGACATGAACGATCTGCTCACCGATCTGGCGCGTGCCGGGGGTGAACTCCTGCTGCTCAACGTATCCGCCCAGGTGGTCCAGGAGATCGTCGGTCCCGGCGCCGTGTGGCCCGAGATCGACCGCGAGACCGTGGCGAAGAACGTCTACCTGGAGGTCGAGGCGACCGCCGACAACGGTCCCGACAAGCAGCAGGATATCCAGAACATGACGCAGCTGCTGCCCATCTTGCAGCGCATCCCTGGCATCTCGCCAGAGTGGATGGCGCGGCAGCTGATCGCCAGGATGGGCGCGGATATAGACCTTACCGATGCCTTCGCGGAGGGCGTGCCTTCCATCGAGGCGTTGAACCAACTCATGGCGCAGCCCCCCGGCGTCCCCGGCGAACCCCCCGACAGCGCCGGCAAAGGACCACCCAGGCCCGGGGCGCCCGATGAAGATCCCAACGCCCAGGGTCCCGTGGGCATGACCAACGCGACGGGTGGTCCCGGGACGGCGGGACCGCTGGGACCCAGAGTGCCGCCGATGCAGGTGTTCGGTGTGAACGGTAATCGTCCCGGGACCGGCGGTGCCATGCCGAGGATGCGGGCCTCGTCCCAGGGCATGCCCACCCCATGAGCGACGACACCGTGACAACCTGGGAAGCCATCAGCCCGTTCAACCGCCTGGATCGTATCCGCGTGCCGGGCGGCTGGATCTACCGCACGACACACACCAACGCGGTGGCGCTGTGTTTCGTGCCTCTCGTGCCGGAAGATGAGTCTGTTTTGTTGGTCAACCCCCTGGACAACCAAACGAAACACGGCCCATAAGCGATCCTGGTTTCAGCCCAGCACCTTCGGTGAAGCAAGCAGGACAACTCGGTGGCCGAAGACGACACCAACACGACACTGAGCGACGACTTCGCGGACCCGTCACCCGCGCCTGAAACCACGACCGAGACGCCGCCCTCGTCAGGCAACCAGACCAGCGACACGCAAGACGCGCCCTCGTCAGGCGACACCCCACTGTCTGACCGTCAAGGACTGCTCGAAGCCGTCCGCGCGGTGGTCAAAACCCAGGAAACGCCCGCGCTGCCCGACAGCGCCGCGACACAAGGTGAGACACCAGACACGGCTGGGACCGCCCCGGGAGAAACCGGGGACCCAAAACCGGATGTCACGCCACCACCACCAGCCGCTGACCCGACCGCCGACGAACTCCGTAAGCTACGCCCGGAGACCCGGAGACGGTTCGAACAGTTGCTGGCCCAACGCGATGAAGCCCGCACGACCCTGAACACGTTGCAGCCCGAGATCGAGCAGCACCGCCAGTTGCAGGGGTACCTGAAACAACACCAGCTTGCCCCCGACGACGTGAACATGCTGCTGGGGGTCGGTGCCGCGCTGCGGCGAGGCGACTACCAGGCTTTCCTCAACGGCGTCACGCCCTACGTGCAGGCCGCTCAGGAAGCCATCGGTCTGCGTCTCGCGCCCGACATGCAGCGCCAGGTGGATGAAGGGCTCATCACCGAGGAAACCGCGCGCGAGGTCACGCGCATCCGTTTCCGGGCCAACCAGTCCGAGGAACGGTTGCGCGAGGAAACCACCTCACGCGCACAGGAAGACCAGGGCCGCGCGCTCGAAGCCGTGCGCATGGCCGTGACCAACTGGGAAAACGATATCCGAACGAGGGACCCCGACTACTCCCTGAAAGCCAATGCTGTCCGGCGTTTCAGTCAGGCACTGCTGCAAGAGAAGGGCGCGCCGACCACGCCCGATCAGGCGGTGGCGCTGGTGACGGAAGCGT